ACGTCCTCGTGTTCTTCCGCCGGAAGACGCATCCCATCTCGTAATCTTATCGCTAGGAAGTCTCGCATACTTTTCGCCATATTTAGAGCAAGCCACCAACCCTAATTCGGGGTTAAAATTTCCCTCGGGGTCAATTCCCTCGGGAGTAATGGCATTAATATATTTCGTGATTTCTCCGCCGGACTCGGTGTCTAAATTATAAATATCAGGGAGCCCTCTTCCGCATAATGCTGTAATAGATGCTTTACAACTCGAATTTTTAATTCCACTCATCCATAATCGATAAAATACACGTAAACAAACCACAACGTCGACTAGAGCATCATGTAATGCACTTTCGTCGGGGGTGTATCCAAACATCTTATCGTACACTTCCCAAAGCGCAGGTGATTTTATCATATTTGGAAACTTATCAGAGACAGGGACTCTTTTATCGCCAAATATTTTGGTATTAATTTTAACTATGTATTTGGTGGCGCATAAGGTACAGAAGAATTTGGAGACGTTTTGTCGTAAATTGTCAAATAGATCCATTTCCGGGTTGCGCCGGCTGAGACGAGCCAACTCCGCAAAAACGAGTGTACGGTCATAGTTTGCGTTATGGGCTACAGAAACCTTGGCTTTATTGAAATCGCTAATAAATTCTGTCATGGCTTCTTCAATTGTTGCCTTTTCCGACGCATCTTCCTGACCCTTTTTTAAGGTTGCCCATGTAATGGGGTGCGTTTTTTGGTCTTTTTCAGCCTTTGATAAAGAATTATAGCTATCACCCGGGTCTCTACTGGGGTCGGTTAAATACTCAAATACATCACTAGGAATGTCGCTAATAAACTTATTATAAAGTTTATATTGATTTGTGGTTGTATGATACATAATATAACTGATTTGAGCAATATAGGTTTTGGATTCATCCCATCTTCCCAATTCTGCATCCCAAGCATCGCCATTGGCTAACATCTCTGTCATTTCATCGCCCTTTTTCCAATCTGCCTTTCCATCAGGTTTGGCAAATACACTTTTATAATCGGGTCCAAGTCCGGTAGTTTCGGTATCAAAAACCATTATCCATTCGCCTTCCTCGACGCTTGATGGAGGTTCGGGTATAATAGGGCACTCGGCTTCAGTTTGTTCACATAAAACGGGTTCTTCTCTCTCTAAGAGGTCGACGACGACGTTTTCTACATGTAAATCGGTGGATTCGACTCCGGGCACGTCACGCCAAGTATTGTCTGGACTTGGAGTGCTCATTCGATAGGAATATATATTATAATTAGAAAATTTATATTATATATCAGGGGTTTATCTAAACATAGCATGGAAGATTATCCAAATTCATTAGATTTGAAGTGTCCACGTCGCCCGTTGTCAAAAACTGATTGAAAAAAGAAAACTCAAGTTGTGCTTCTGGTGTATGTTGATGTACGGTTCTCGCAATCATCTTATATAATTTAAAATTGGGATACCGCTCATCTCCATTTCGTTTATATAGAATGTTCTTTCCAGAATCGTCTAAACACCATCTGTATATAGTTTTCTGTAATTCGTTCATGTTTTTTTCATCTTCGTCTTCAACGATGAAATCGTAAATAGAGCAACCTAATCGGCATAAATCGAAACTGTAATTAGGATCCAACCTTGGTTTTTTCTCGTTCAAATACGGTTCGCAGTTATATTGGGTTGCCGCGTCCCCGCCTGGCGCGAAACTATCCGAACAAAAAACCTTGCCGTCGAATTTATAGATGCTACGTCCAAAATCAATTAGTTTAAATAGTTTTCCATAAGTGGGAACCTTATACGTTTTACCGCCATATTTATAATACAAGAACTCGATTTCCGTATTTACATACATAATATTATTTGTATGTAGGTCGTTATGTGTGAAATGGAATGCGCGTTTATAGGTCAATAATATCATAACGATTTGGAAAAGAGCACTAGCACCGGTCTCTAAATCAATAAGGTCTTTCATAAACAACCGGTCGAGTGTACCATCGCATTTCTCGAGGCAAATCAACTGTACCGGGAAATTATTGATATATGAAAAAACTTGTGGTTCATCGTCGGAACTATTGCAGTTTTCTTCGTCATCGTCATCGTCATCGTCATCGTCATCGTCTTCGTCCGTATCCCAATTTGATTCGGAGTTGTTTGACCCAGAATCGTCGTCACTTTCATTAGCTGAACTATAATTGGTTTCGCTGTTATTTGATGACGCAGAACTAGACGACTGTGTACCTTGATTTGCGAGTTCTTTTTCATAAACAAGCTCTTCTCCCAATTCTAAACTATTATCGCATTCTAATCCAGGTTCCAATAGGTCTTCCACAGAAATGTTCGTTATATTGTGCGAACCCGCAATTTGAATCTTATGTTTATTACCTCGAGAACCAACGTTTGTAAATTCGGTTTGCTCGTTTTCGGTAACGACGAATAGCTTTCCATTGTTCTCGTTGAAATAAGTAGATGTATTCAAGTATTCCAAATCATCGGCAACATTCATTTTATATTTCTGCTGTACTGCCAAAAAGCTACCATAATATTCTAAACCATGTAGAAATCCATTTGCATTTGCCAACTTACTAGATAAAAAACTAAAGAAGTTATCGGTATAAGAAGCATTGTTTGTATCTAGCAATTTCGAATGTGGTCTCGGCTCCTCGCTAGAATATAAAGTCAAGTCTTTAGGTAATATCCTCACTGCCGTGTCGTCATCTTTGTATTTCCCAATCATATACCGAATAGGGTCTAGAAGGGGCGAAAATTTGATAAAAACGTTTTTAGGGATAACTTTAATGCTGTCATTATCAAGAACAGACGTCAAATCAATCATATGACGAGGATGATTTAATGATGTGGTATTATAATCGTCGTTGGTTAAATTAAAAAATACACTATGGATGGGGTTATATGATTGTAATCCCGACATCCAGAATGGGTTATATTGATGAGTAACATCATCACCCGTTGGAGAATAGATTTTCTCTAAAGTTTCAAGATTCAAAGAAATGGATTTTTGAGGATGTATAGAGAATCTGTTTGCCATATTTTAAACAGTATAAGTGTTTTTTATATATTTAATACGGCGTTTGAACGGGAATATAATTATAACCCTTTATTTGTATAGCTTCTATGACACTTGAATTAAAACGATTTAGTATGAGAGAAATTACTTTTAGACCAGATGAAAATAAGGGACCTGTAATTGTTATGATTGGACGTCGTGATACTGGTAAGTCGTTTTTAGTTAGAGACCTCTTGTTTTACCACCAGGACGTACCAATTGGCACGGTTATATCAGGAACAGAGGCGGGTAACGGATTTTATGCGGCGCACGTTCCTAAACTGTTTATTCACGAGGAATATAATACTGTATTAATTGAGAACATTTTACGTCGCCAAAAAACCGTTCTAAAACAAGTAAATAAGGAAATCGCGACATATCGTAAAACTACGATTGACCCACGTGCATTTGTTATATTAGACGATTGTCTTTATGACCAAACATGGACTCGTGACAAAATGATGCGACTTCTCTTTATGAACGGTAGACATTGGAAGATAATGTTGATCATTACTATGCAATACCCGCTCGGTATTCCACCAAATCTTCGCACCAATATCGACTATGTTTTTATTCTCAGAGAACCATATTTGACAAATCGCAAACGTATCTGGGAAAACTACGCGAGTATGTTTCCAACACTCGAATCGTTTTGTGCTGTGATGGACCAAACCACCGAAAATTACGAGTGTTTGGTAATAAACAATAATGCAAAATCAAACAAACTGAATGACCAAATTTTCTGGTATAAGGCAGAGAATCATCCAGATTTCAAATTGGGCTCAAAAGAATTCTGGGAAATATCGAAAGGTATGGGATCAGATGACGAAGACGAAGCATATGATCCAAGTAAAGCGAAGAAACGACAGGGACCACAGATTAATGTTAAGAAAAATAAATGGTAATCCACTCAAAGGGAGCGCAAATGTGTAAAAAATAATTTAGGATAAATGCACATTGATTCGTTAAATCTACTAATTTTCATTATAACTATTTATTATAATGAAAATTGTTACTTCAGTAGTTAACAATCCAATTTTTATTGAAATTCAATATTATACTTTAAAAAAGTATTTTCAAGGCGAATATGAATTTATCGTATTTAATGATGCTAAAGATTTTCCGGACTTTACAAACTATAATGATATTACAATAAAACAACAAATAGAAGACATTTGTAATAAATTAAATATAACATGTATAAATATTCCAAATGAACATCATAGAGAAAAATTGTGTGCCGCCAGAAGATGTGCTGACTCTATGAATTACATTTTAGAATATCAAAAAAATAATCCAGATAAATATTTACTATTGGATAGCGATATGTTTTTAGTAGATTATTTTGATATAAAT